CGGCAAAGTGCGCAGGATTATAGAATGTGTTGGTGCTGATGCTTTGATCAACATAGGCCGCCAACACAGCCGCAGTCTTGATATAACCCACACAGTCAGGCTGGTCCCACATGAGTTGATATCGGTTTTTTAACTTGTTGTATTCTGGAACTACCTGGATTAGACTTCCAGCTTTGCTTTCTTTGACTGTGATCAAGCTCATGGGCATTTCAATGCCGTTGGTCGAGTTAATCACCACAGAGGAGGATTCCACAGGAGCAATGGCCATCAAGGTAGCATTGCGAACACCATGCACCTTCATCAAGCCACGCAGGCGTTCCCAGTCTAGTTCTGGTTTAAAGTTAGTCAACTCGTCCACAGCCTTGCTTCGTAATTCCCAGGGGAATTTACCTTGTCCGTATCTTGTAAGGCCACTGTGGCTGCAAGGCCCACGTTCCCGGGCCAGTTCAATAGTGCTTTCAGTGAGATAATAGGCTTGATGTTCCATCCAGGTTTTGACTTCGTGCAAGGCTTCCTTGTCGCCATATTGCAAACCACGCTTGGCATGCCAGTACGCCAAGTTAGTTACACCAATGCCAAGAGGTTGTATCTCTTGGTTAGAAAGCATGCTCTGGATACTCAAAAAGTCTTGATAGTCCAAGATATTACATAGACTACGTTGCAGTATGCGACAAGCTCTGCGCATGTCTTCAGGATTACGGAACGCACCCCAATTGATTGATCCCAGGGTACAAAGTGCAATACGACCTTCATCGTCATCTAAACGCTTAAAGGGTTTGGTTGGCAACAAAATTTCACAGCAGAGATTGCTTTGATAGATGGCATGATACTCAGGGTCAAACGGTCCTTGGTTCATGACATTGTCAATGAACACCAGGTAGATACGACCTGTATCTGTGCGCTCTTTCAATATGCCGCCTTTGAATACTTCTTCGGCACTGATTACTTTTTTACGAAGGTCTTTCTTCTTTTCATATTTCACATACAGCTCTTCAAACAACTCAGTGTCTTTGTAAAATGCTTCATACAGGTCTGGCACTTCGTTGGGATCAAAGAATGTTATGTTTTCCTTATTTTTGAATCGCCGCCAGAACATGGCATTAAGCACAACCCCATAATCCATATGGCGCACTCGGGTTTCCTCAGTGCCTTGATTGTTTTTAAGAACAATAAGATCGTCAAACTGATAGTGCCAAATAGGATAGAATACAGTAGCACTTGCATTGCGGATACCTCCTTGTGAACATGACCTTAGGTCGCCAAACCACTTCTTGAGAAATGGTATCATGCCAGTATGCATGACTTCGCCACCGCGAATGGCGGCACCAAGTGGACGTAAGCGACCAATCTCCAAGCCAATGCCGGCTCGCTTGGCCGCATACTTGGCCATCATCTCCCCACTAGCAAATATGCTATCCAGATCGTCGTCACTGCGGATAAGAACACAACTGCTAAACTGTTTAGTTGGAGTGCCAAGGCCAGCCAACACAGGTGTAGCAAGAGTAAATAGACCATCGCTCGCACAGTTGTAATACTCGCGGATGTAACGCATACGTGCTGATTGAGGTTCTTCCTTATGAAAGACCGTAGCGGCCGCGACCATATACCTAACTTGTGGAGTCTCATAGATCTCCTTTGTAGCGCGATTACGTACAAGATACTTCTCAATAAGCTGTTCAATTGCTGCATAACTGTATTCCTCATCCTTGGCATGATCGATGAGATCGTTCATACGATTCCACTCATCTTCTGTGTACCACTTCAGTAACTCTGGTGTGTAGAGACCTACCTCTACATTGCGTTTGACGATCTCATACAAGTGCGGTGGTTGATAGCTGCCATACACATCTTTGCGCAACATTGATAGACGTTGCTTGCCAGCCACAAACTGATAGTTTGTGTGACCAATGTCAGGATTGGCTTCTACATCAATCAAGTCTACGATGGCCCGGAGAGTAATACCATCAATCTCCTGCGTGGTTATGCCGTCGTAGAAATGCAACTGTGCTTTGATTTCTATCATGCTCTGACTTACGTCAGCTATGCCTTGGCAGACCTTGGCAACTTGTGCCTGCCACTTGTCTATTTGTAGTGGCTCTTTGTGTCCGCTTCTTTTTACAACTGTAATTTGCGTCATCCGTCTCTCGTTCGTTTTGTTTTACTTACTGCTAGATAATAGGGTGTTGCTGGTACTGCCGTTTGATTTTAACCTCTTGGATGGTATTTACGACGCTGTCAGGTTCCCAATTAAGTATATATTTTTCTTTTGCGACCAGGACTAAATTAGTACCTTCTTGGGTCAAAACCAAGTCTACTGGCGCTAAATCAGATCGTTCCATAAGTTTTATAGTATACAGGATTCCTAAGCCTCTTGCAACTTCGCAATAGACATCATCGCTCAAAAGTTGCCAGGGATCTGGCCAAGTGTGTTGATCATCCCAATGTAGATAATACGGACGCCATGGTGCGCAAAACCACCATGAATTGATCTCGGTCAGGGCAGATTCGATAGAGAAATTTTGAGTTCGATCTCGTAGTTGGTGCCAGCTTTCAAGCCGGGCAGAAAATGTTGCTGGCCAGATCAAGCTAAAAACGTATAACTGGAAGTGATAGATCCGTTGACACCCAATTCATTGGCAACATACGTTATGCTTACTATATCACCGATCTGAGATACCGACAGCGTTACTCCGGTGTCGTTGTTTTCAACATAGTCGTCATTGAAGGACAATCCACTGCTTGAATCGCCTACATCAGACGCTATCGTAATGGTTCCTGTTCTATAAGCATAGTTTCTTTCTATGGTGTAATCAACTTTAAATGCTTTTGCAATGGTAGCATTAACAGTTCTAACTGTTCCTGAGGTATCATTGATTATAGTGCTGGTAGTACCAGAAACTCTTGAGTATGCTCCAACTAGTAGCGAATTTCCATTATTAGTAGCTATAGCTAAACTATTGTTAAGTTGTATCCTAGACACAACGGCCGAATCTGTACCATTGCGAGAAGACATGTCTGCAACACTGATATTGTTGTTACTTTGTATGTCTATGATTGAAGTAAAAGGATTACCACTGCCTAGAAAATGATTTCCTACTTCATAAAATGTATTGTGACCACTGGCATTCAGTGCAGGAGTCAATGCACTGCCAAAAATAATTCCTTCGGCATAGATATTGTCAAATTGATTTCCAACTATTCGCATGCCTGTGACACCAACATCAATGACTATGCCTTGATAAAAGGTATCAAAATAAGAATTCGTGAAAGTTATAGATTGTATTTCTTGATCAGTCTCGGTGCCGTATGTTGCGCCAGAAAACATGCAACTATCAAAAACAATTTGATTACAAAAATTTGGTGCCGTGCTAGAAAAAGCCACCGCACGGGTATCATCAGCGGAGGTGTTGAGATCTCCAGTGGTCAAGGGCCCAATAAAACTGACATTGGTAAATTTCATGTTGGTGGCATCTTGTACTATAAAAATATCCACAGTGGGATCAACACTTTCAAATCGCATGTTGCTGATGGTGATAAAGGTTGGAGGCGTGGCTCCATTGTCTCCGATATCAGCCCCTATCTGTTGCAGACTGTCAGCGGTGCGTGCCACGCATTCATGCAGAGTACTGTCATCACCAACCTGTAGCTGGATAATGGTATTGTCAGAACCTTCGCCATATAACGTGGCATATGGAGGAATATTGATTGACTGAGTGATTTTGTAAACGCCGGCTGGGAAAAACAAACTGCGACGTATTTGTGGATTGGTTTCACGACAAAACAGTTGGTACAGTGCGCGATTGATGGCTTCGGTGTCATCGGTGATTCCGTCACCTGTAGCTCCAAAATCCTTTACCGTGGCAAACTGATCCAGCCAACTTTGTAGACTTTGTGTTACTGGATTTCCAGGATTTGGTCCTGTCTGTACGGTGTAGCCCGCAGCTTCGCCCTTGTAGGTGTAAGTTGTTTGTAATTCAAGAATGTCACTGAATTCTGTGAGTATTTCAGTGTTGCCAATTACTGGAGCACCTTCTTCCAAGGTACCATTGCCAATAAACAGTCTACGTTCGTCTATGCTCCAGCCCAGTTCTGCGCCGGCCAATTGCGGTAAGTTTTCCTGTAAACCTTTGCGGTTTGTTATGCGAGATATTTGTACAATAGCCACGTTTGTTGTCCTTGAATTCTTTCAGTATTTAGCTGTTTAAGTCAACAGGTAGTATTGCTCCAGTCTGCGCCACCACTGATCAGACCAGTGATCAAAATCTGCTTTTTCCAGCACAAATTCCTGATACTCTGGACGGGCTGTGGGGCGGCCCTGTGCGTCCACCGGTGGTTTCACACACATAAGTACCACACCTTTGCGGATATTTGTGCCATACACTTCATTGTGCGCCAGAGCGTAGGCTGCTAGTTGCAAGAAATAGTCTTCTATCCACTCCCGGCGCTTGGGTTTGTTGGTTTGCTTGTAGTCCAGGATACTTTCTTCGTTCATGTGTATACCAGCGCCGTCGCTGGTCCCTGCATATAGTCGAGGAAAATACAAAGGTATCTCTACACCCCAGAATTCTGTGACATTTTTCAAGCCGTCTTCAATCACGGTCTCGGCCATGGCATGGCTGGCCCATCCAAACGGATTTGATCCTTGCTCTTTGAGCTCACCTGTTTTAACATAGTGCTCAAGATAAGTGTGCATTCTGGTGCCACGGTTGGCAGCTTCGGTGGTTATGGCCTGTGCCTGTGCATGGCCTACTCTGTTGCGCCACTCTTGCAAGGCCTGTTTCTTTTCTTCAGGCTTGGTTTTTTCCAACACCGTGGTCACGCTGGGCAACTTGCCGCCGGGTGTGTCGTACAGCCTACGGCCGTCTTCGGTGACTCGGTTCAAAGGTTGATAATCAAATCGCTGATTTATCATAAAATTCCCTGACATCATTGGTTAAATTGCGACGTAGATCTGAACTGTAAAACCATTGCTGATTGTGCTTGATTCGATCTAGATTGTTGTGATAAATTTCTTGTATGTTATCTATGATTTGGCCGATGTGTCTTACAATATCCTGTGCTCGAACACAATAATCTGGGTCTTTGGGTTGTGAAATCATTTGATAATCAAGATCAAACCCCAAACTGGTCAATTGATCCACATGATCTATGCTTGCCAAAAACAATGGCATGGTTCCGGCCATCAATGTCTTGGTGGTTTTTTCAGTGGGACAGAAAATATCTATGCTGGTTTCTGTAACAATATTTAGATAACAATTTGCATAAGCATCAGTGGTAACATCGTGACAATTTTCCCAACGATAATCTTTTTGATAAGAACAAGGAAATTCGTCAGCGTGAGCAGTATACCAAGATTCCAACTCTGGATCCAATAATTTTAGTCCTGCAGATGTAACGGCATCTCCCTGTAACCCATCCAGCCCCTGCAAACCAGTACTACTCAACAAGCATTGATCTGTCCAGGATTGTTGTTTGATAAGATAAAACAACAAAAGTCTATGATAACGAGGCATTCGATTTAGACAACTGATTTTGTATTTTCTTTGCGTTGGCCAGGTATGCCCAATCAACGAGGGTGCCACTGTGTGTTGCGCAGTTACCAACCAAGTTGGAAAATACCTGAATCCCAGGTCATGATGATCTTGTGCCCAAGATTTATCATTGACCAGTATAATTAAATCTTTGTTGTTTAACTCTATAATTTTTTGAACAATATCCTGTGGTCGTATGGGATCACAGGCTGCATCTAAAATAGCCAAAGTTTTTGGCAGTTCCGGATTAGTAGATTCGTAGATTGTCCATGGCAAGTATGGAATTTTTGGATTAAATTGCCACCATCCCCAATTATACACGAAAACTTTCCCCGCAACCACAGCGGTCTCGTTCTTTTTCATTGGTAAATTCAAAGCCTTCGTTGAGTCCTTGACGTACATAGTCCACAGTGATACCATCCACAATGGGCAGACTTTTTGGATCAACCACAATTTTAAATGTCTCTTGATCAAAAACTTGGTCAGTGGGTTCAGGTTGATCTACATATTCCAACACATAGGCCAGTCCACTACATCCAGTGGTCCTTGTGCCTATGCGAATACCGATTCCACTGCCGCGTCGCGATAAATTTTGTTGAATTTTTTGGGCTGCAACCGCAGTGACATCAATCATTGGGATGTTTTTTTCTATAGTCTTCTATGGCTGCCTTAATAGCGTCTTCCGCAAGGATACTACAATGGATCTTAACCGGCGGGAGCGCGAGTTCCTGTGCAATTTCAGCATTCTTAATTGCGCCAGCCTGGTCCAGCGTTTTACCCTTGACCCATTCCGTAACGAGACTACTACTCGCGATCGCCGACCCACACCCGTATGTTTTGAATTTTGCATCTTGAATGATTCCATCTTGTACCCTTATTTGTAATCGCATGACATCACCGCAGGCCGGTGCGCCCACAACTCCGGTGCCCACATTAACATCGCCGGTTTCTAGCTTGCCCACGTTGCGGGGGTTTTCATAGTGATCGATTACTTTTTCTGAATAGGCCATAGTATACTCCTCTAAGTATTATAACACTTTGTTTGCGTATTTACAACAGATTTGGCCAGATTACATGCGCCGTTTCATGGCCTGTTTGGCATTGGCATCCACTACGGCACGTGCTTGGTCCACACTCATGCCTGTGACCTCTTCGGTGTTGCCTTTGAATCTGACCACATTAGAATTTGGTTGCAATGGTTCCAGCACATTCTTAAGAGGTTCTCGAGATATCATGTCAGCCAAGTTGTCAGAAGTGACATTGATACCTAGACTTTTTGCTGTTTCAATAAAAGCGTCTTGACTTATTTCGGCCTGAGCGTTTTCATCTTCAGCACGATCTTTGAGAAAGGTCACCAAGGCCAAGAGCTTTTCGTCGCTCTTTACACTGTTGTCAAGAGCAAATTCACGGATCAACATTATCTGCGGGCACGACCCAAGGTGGCTGCCGCTGGTTCTTCTTCAGGCTCTTCAATGTCTACATCAGTGACATCAATTTCTTCTTCACCTGGAGCAGGTAGTTCAGCTGGCATTTCGCCACCAAGTCCAGCATTCGTTCCTATGTCGGCACCTGGAACTGTTGGAGCTTGTCCGGTGACCACCCCAAGTGCAGCTTCTAATTGTGTCTTGGCACCTTGTAAGTTTTGTAGGAGACCTGCCAATGCGGCTGTGGCATCTGTGTTGAACTGCATGGCTTGATCTGTGCCAACTTCGTTTTTGATCTGATCAACCAAGGCTGGCAAATCTTTGAACTGCATGGCACTGATCTGTTCGCTCATTTTCTGTACTTGATCAACCATGTCTTGACTGGCCAGAACTACTTGAGCTTGTTGAACTTCGCTGGCTTCTTTGAGACGTTGACGTAAACTACGACGTCCTTCCATCATGGCTTTTTCTTTTTGTATGGCTGCTTTTCTAGCAGTGATAGCTTGTGCTTGCTGAGTCAACTGTTTGTCTTCGTCATCGAGTTGACGTTGTTTTTGTTGACGTTGTAAGCTCATGGCTGCGGCTGTTTGTTGAGGTGAGGCCTGAGCAGTTGCTGGTGTTGTGGCTGCTGTGGCCAAGGCCTGTTCCATGACTACTAATTTTAAATATGCAGGATTTTGTTCACTGCTGTGAAATTCTGGAGTTCTGCGGTGTTCAGCAATAAGAGCACGCACACGCTTGAGCATGCCACGAGCTTGACTAGGAGTCATGCTGTCAAAATTTACGCCCTGGGCAAAGTAGCTTTCGAATACTTTAGCGGCTTGTTTTGTTGGGTTGGCTACGGCCAATTCGTTGAGTTTCATTGTTAAATCCTCGTTGTTGACTGTATTTAGCCCAGTCAATACATTTGGCTAGACGATTTTCCACTTGCTTCCTGCGTATGATTTTGGTTTCTAGTTTGGTAGCCACAGGATCTCTAAATTCCCAACGACGACTATGTTCAGCAATGGCTGATCTCGTAGCTATATCGTTGTTCAACGCTGTGAGTTTGCGGTCTAATTCATGTAATTCGCGAGCCAAGTTGTAGGCTTGATTTTTATCGGCTATACACCAGCTGAGTGCGCTACGGGTACTAGCGAATGTGCCCACATCTGTGGCACTACAAAACACTCTAAATCCGTTCGGTTCTGGCACTATTCGGTAGCGGCCAAAAACTTCAAAAATTCCCTCGTCGTTTTGCCAAATAACGTTGGGCATGAGATCGCGGAATTCCTGACGGAACATGCGTTCCACTTCGCGTTCTGAAATCATTTTAACACGTAGTTTGTGATGAGATATACTGTGGTTGCCACAAGTGCTCCAATGACGCCAACTCCCCAGCCTATGATCTGATCTGTGCGTTTGTCGCTCATGCGCTGTACCATGTCATGCACTTCACGCAACAGGGTGTCCAAGTGATTGATCTTGCCTTCCACATGCTCAAACCTAGCTTCCAGCTGATTGTAGCGTTCGGCACACAGTTCTACGTGTGCTTCCAGGCTTTTCTTTTCAATATCAGTAGCGTCACTCATAATCTAATATTTATGGCGCAACTGCAAACCAAATGTTTTGTTCAGGACCCTGGGTCCTTAACACAGGAACCAAATCACTTCGGTTGTCAAGATCCAAGATCATAGGCACGCCCTCAGCATCAGTGCGCAAGATCTGCGTGGGATCTGAATCTGGGCCAAATGCCCCTGAGATTTCTGTTTCAAACTCAAACATCCAGCTGGTTCCAGATTTGTCCCGTACTGGATCAGTCATGTCAAACAACTGAGTTCGTAATCCCAGGATTTGTGTTAGAGTTTCCCAGTTTCGCTGTTGGTTGCGACTGCGATTCCAACTGGTCTGATCATGTATGCGTTGTCCGGCCTGATCAACAAAAGGCATGCGTGTGACTTTGTAGTGACCGGTTACACCTGTGGCCGTTATATCAAACAAGGTTTGGCAAGCGTATTTCACGGTTGTTGCCGTCCCAGCTCATAGAGTATTTCCACTTGTTCGCACAGGCGATCCAGTTCCGGATTGTCTCGCCTGGCTTGGAATATGTCTACCCAGCGTTTTTGTGATTCCAATTCTTCCAGTTCACGTTGTAGATTTGGATCTTGCCAGTGTAGCGTTCTATCTTTGTTGCCAGGGTTGCGAGCATACACCGTGCGTCCGCCGTCGGGGCTTTCAAATATGGTAACTTCTGTGATTTTGCTGACTTGCATGTTTGTATTTAACTATTGTAACATACCGCGTTATAAAGTCAATAAAAAAGCCCCTTGCGGGGCTTTTTGTGTAATCCAATGAGTGGATTAGGATGCAGCCAATTTGAAACCAATGCTGGTGCAGGAGTCTAACTGATAACCTGTGTAGGTGATGTTAGCCGCTGCCAAGAACAACGCTGTATCTGTTGTTGTTGGAGGATTTGCAGCACTGTTACCAAATGCGCCAGTTGGGAAAATACCAAAGCTGAGGATTGTGCCATCAACTTGATACATAGCTACTGTGGCTGTTTGTTGGATCGCTTGAATAACGTTGGAAACATATTCGTTAACGTCTTGCTGACCAGCAACAGTTGTGTTGGCAACTACACGATAAAAGTCTAATTTAGGACCTTGGAAGTTTACAGGTGTTGCTGCTGTGCTTGCGCCAGCTGCTACAGGGTTGCGAACGTCGGTTGCAAATACTGGTTGTG